CACCGTTTGCTATTGCAATTGTTGTACCATTCCAAGTACCTGCTGAAATTGTTCCAAGGGTGGTAATACTGTCATCACCTGTATATGTGCCACCAGCAACTGCTGCTAAAGTTGAGTTATATGCTTGGATATCTGTGCCAATATTTGCACTAAATGTGGTTCCAGTTAATGTTAATCCTGTACCCGCTGTATATGTTCCAGCGCCAGAAAATTGTGTAAATGCGATTGCATCGGTACCAATTGTTGCAGGCTTATTTGTCTGTACCCAACCAGTTCCGCCGTTTACTGTACCTGAATATACAAAAACAAAATCTCCGCTATCTACTTCTGAAGCAGTGTCAAAGTCTGTTGCACGAGTAGGCTGTCCAGAAGCAGCAACAACATAAATACCATTTTCTGACTGTGTTGTTTGGTTCTTTACCAGGATTCTATTTCCTGTGGCAAGAGTAATTCCATCAAGGACATCTCCATTTTCAAGAGCACTTGACAAGGTGACATTTGCTGTTGTTGCAGCAACTACTGCTTCATGAATATGCAATCCTTCTGTTACTGCATCTACATATGCCTTTGTTGCTGCATCTGTTGAATTTGTTGGGGCTGGAACTGTAACTGTTCCTGTAAATGTTGGGGAAGCAAGTGGAGCCTTAGCATCTAGTTGTGTTTGAATTGCTGAAGTTACACCATTCAAATATCCAATTTCAGTATTAGAAACATCTGCAACAACTGCTTGCTTATTGTCTAACTGTGTTTGAATTGCAGAAGTTACTCCATTTAAGTAGCCAATTTCGGTATCAGAAACATCTGCTATACGAGCCTGAATTGCTGTAGTGTCTACTGCCAAGGTTATTGTATTAGCATTATCGTTATAAGTTTTTGTTATACCAGTTCCTGCTGTTAAAGCGGTATTAACTGCGTCTTGAGCCATTTCGTCAAGAGTTGTTGTAAGAACAACAGTGCCGTCAGCGTCTGGAATAGTAATTGTACGATCAGCAGTTGGATCTGTTACCTGAAGGATAGTCTCATAAGAGTCTGCGGTAGCGCCTTCAAAAACCACACCAGTTGTTGTAATAACGTTTATATTGGCATCAAGTGCTGCTACTCCATTTGCTGCATTTTTTGATGTCGCTAAAAGATAATCTTCAGCGCTAAATCCTGTATCAGTTGAGTCTAAAAAGTATGTTAAATCGTCCCAATGGTTTATACCATCACCGATTTTAAATTTGTTTGTATCCGATTCCCAACCTATTTCACCAGCATTTAGAATTGGATCTGATGCTGCCCATTGCGCTGCCGTACCTTTGCGCTGCTGCATTCTAGTTGCCATGTTACTCCTTTTATATAGTTATATTATAACAGATTATTAATTAAAATTATCTGTTGCTGTTCCGCCATCCCATGTATACTCCCATGAGTTGGTGTTGTAAAACCCAGCACTTACAAGAACTCCTGGTTCATTGTATGCTCCACCGCTAACAAAAGTACTAACAATTAATCCATTACCATCAATTGAAGTATCATGAATGTGATCTTGAAGTTTTTCTGCATCTTCAAGAGTTGCAATTGCAACCCATTGACTATTGTAATAAACATGAACACGTTCTGTTAATGTATCAAACCATAAGTCTCCATTTTCTGGAGATACTGGCTCTGTTGTAGGAACTGTTGGAGAACCTACTGCAGAATCTACATACAGTTTTGTTGCTGCATGTGAATTTTGAGTAGGAGTGGCAACTGTGACTGTTGATCCAAAGATTCCGCCTTCGGCTACGTTAATGCCGTGCTTTACTCTGAAGTCTTTATTTACTGTTGCCACTTCCAACCTCTATTCTTTAATTATGCCTCAATATATGTCTTGCTTACCTTAACAACAGTATCTGCTGTAGTACCAGTAACCTGTAGAAGAACATTACCTCCGCTATATACAGCATTGGTTGTTCCAAGAACAGTGTTGCTAATTACATCTGCGTACTCTGTTAAGTAAACATTGTTTGCTCCATCTACAGTAACTAAAACTTCAATCACTTCAATGTCTCCCGCCTTCTTCATCTGAACAATATATTTTGCAGATGAATAAGTTGTTGTTGACCATGAATCAATTGTTGTTGCTGAGTCTGAAGCAGTTGCAGTAGCAGTTCCAAGAAGAGCATCTGTAAGAGTTACAGATCCCACTGTTACTCCACTAAATGTTGGGGTTGCTGTTGAATGAAGGTCTTGTGGACCAGACAGTGTGATTGCACCAGTTGATGCGCTTGCAGTAATTTGATTTGCTGTACCAGTGATTGAAAGCACACCAGTGTTTTCAATTGTGTCAGCATTTACTTGAATACCAGTTCCTGCACCAACATTAAATGTTGTTCCATCTAATGTTAATCCAGCGCCACCTATATATGTGCCAGCACCTGAGAACTGTGTGAATACAATTGCATCTGTTCCGATTGTTGCAGGCTTATTTGTCTGTACCCAGCCAGTTCCAGCGTTTGCTGTACCTGAGTATACGAATACGAAGTCACCAGAGTCTACCTCTGCTGCTGTGTCAAAATCTGCAGCACGAGTTGGCTGACCTGAAGCCTGTACTACGTAGATACCGTTTTCTGATTGAGTAGTCTGATTCTTAACAAGAATACGATTGCCAGTAGCAAGAGTAATTCCATCAAGCACATCGCCATTTTCAAGAGCAGTTGCTAGTGCTACGTTTGCAGTTGTTGCTGCAACTACAGATTCGTGAATGTGTAGCCCTTCTGCAACAGAATCAACATAACCCTTTGTAGCAGCATCTGCTGCATCTGTTGGTGTTCCAAGACCTGTAATCTTATAAGTGGCCATAGATACTGCGCCAGTTGGTGCGCCAACAGCGCTTAGTGCAAACTCAGATGGATCTACAGAAATTGCTCCTGAAGTATCGTCATAGTCAAGACCATTGCCTACAGCAAGACCTATAGCGTCTTGTGCTCTTTCATCTGTAAAATAAAGGTTTGTTGTGCCTTCACCAATATTGTCGGTTCCAAATGTTGCATTACCACCAAGAGAAATTGATGATCCATTGATTGTAATACTTGAATTTTCAAGTTTGTTATTAGCAATTGAACCTGCAAGCATTGCGTTTGTTACGGTTGCTGAATCGCCACTTGTAATAATTGTACCTGTAACATCGGGAATTGTAATTGTGCGATCTGCAGTTGGATTAGTTACTGTTAATGTAGTTTCATTTCCATCTTCTGACGAACCTTCAAAAACAACTGATGAATCTGAAAGATATAATCCTGAAACACTTGGTGAGGTAAGAGTCTTATTAGCAAGAGTCTCTGTACCTGATAATGTTGCAAAATCTGCATCGGTTAATGCAGTATTGAAATCAGCAATTGATCCTGTTACAGTGTTTCCACTAAGAGCAATTGACTTATTTGTTAATGTATCTGTTGTATCACGAAGAACTACAGTTCCAGTTGCATCTGGAAGTGTGATAGTTCTATCTGCGGTTGGATCAGTTACTTGAAGTGTTGTCTCGTGATCATTTGCGGTTGCACCTTCAAACGAAATGCTTGAATCAAAAACTCCAACTGCCTGTGGTGCTTTCCAAGCAATACCATTTGTTGCATTGGAGTCTGCAGTAAGAATATAGTTGTCTGTTCCTGCTGCAAGACGAGTTACTGCGTCTGGACCAGATGCTACTAGTAAATCACCTTTTGTGTCTACTAAGGCTTCTGTTAATATATCGTGGCCGTTTACAGTTGCGGTTGATCCCTCAACTACCAGCCCCGCTTTTACTCTAAAGTCTTTTGTTACGGTTGCCATCTTTTATCTCCTTGGTTAGGCCTTTAATCCCATACGCATATAGCGTAGAGTTATAGGTGTAATTCCCCCTACTGGAACTACAGTCAATGAAACTGTGTCTCCAGCCCTTGAAACAGAGATGGTGCCAATATTCCCATCATTTTCAATAGTTGCATATTCACTAACAGATACTCCTGATCCATCAACCAATATGTTCATTTCTGTAGAGTAGTACTTGTTTGCACCACCTGCTACATGCTTAATAGAGATCATATATTTCATTGATCGCCATTCACTTGCGGAAAAGTTATCAAAAATTGTTGAGTTCTCTATACCATTAATGGTTAACTCATTGTTGCCATCCGAACCAAGATCTGTAGATCTAGCAGAAGTACTATCAATTAAATCTATATAGTCTTCTTGTGTTGGGCGGTCGCCAGTCTGAAATTTGGTTTTAACGTTTGGAATTGATACCTTTGCCATGCCACTATTATATCATTATATGTTAAAGGATATAGTTATTGATTCCAATAATTTGAAGACCAATTCCAGGAACGTTTGCATATGCTGGACCAAGTCCAACAGTAGTAAACTTAACCCTAAAGGGCAAAACTTCATCAATTTTTACTGTTCTTGTTTTATAAATTATTTCAGATATTGGATAGCCAACAGATTTTATCTTTTTTGCTTTGTGGCTATCGGTATCAATTATGATAGCAGATGCCATTATGACTCACTATTTGTTACGTCTTCAATAACTTTCATGGTACCTCTGGCTACCGTCCAAACACGACTTTCATCGCTTAATTCAATATCAAAAATATCACCAGTTTCTAATAACACAGACTCATTTGCTGTAAGAGAAACTGTAAACTCTCCAGCGCTGTCTATTTCTGTTGGTACTGGCTCAAGTTCAACAATAAGTTCCGCATCATCTGTAAAATCGCCAGGCTTTGTATTTGGACGTTTAATTTCCATTGCAATAGTCCAGTCTTCAATTACTAATGGATCTTTATTATCATCTGTAACATAAACACGAAATGAGGCGGTATCTCCACGAACAACTGTCCATAACACATTTGGTGGTGTCAAACCAACTGAATAAGAATCTGAACCTTGATTTCTAAATGTAGCCATAATCTTATCATTATACCATCAACTAATAACAATATTATAACTATTTATTTATTTTTATGTATATTTGACTCAAAAGGTCAAAGGATGCTATAATTAATACATGCTACCAATAGGTAGCATTTGTTCTCTAGGAGGTAATTTACAATGAGAGAGTCAAATGTTTGGCTAGGGGTATTTACGTTAGTTATTTGCAGTACCGTTTTTGTGGGTACAGCAAAGGCTACAAATGAAAACAACTTACTAATTAAAGAGTCAATAAGGCCTGCCACCCAAGAGGTGGCTTTTTTGGTTTCTAAAGACAAAAAATTAGAAAAGTATGAAAATGCTCACAACTTAACTGATGAGCAACTGGTTGATATGTTAAGTCATGTAGGGTTTCAGGGAAAGGCTTTAAGGTCTGCTTGTGCAATTGCTAAGGCAGAGTCAAATGGTCGTCCCCTTGCCTTTAATGGCAACACAAAGACTGGAGATAGTTCTTATGGCATATTTCAAATAAATATGCTTGGTGAACTTGGCCCAGACCGTAGAGAGAAATTTGAACTAAATTCAAATGCTGAATTATTAAATCCAGTAACTAATGCACAAATTGCTCTACATATGACCAAGGGTGGAAAAGACTGGTCCTCTTGGAGTTCCATAAATGGAGCACGGTATAAGGACTGGTATAACAAATATCCATGTAAATAACAATTAAATAAAAAAATCCCCCTTTGGCTTTATGCCTTGGGGGTATTTTTTTTATCTCCAAATATTCATATTAGCATATTTTTTTAGTATGTAT